ATCATTAGATCAAAGTTTTATTAAGAATAAAGATTTTTTTAAAGAAAAATCTCGTCAATGTGTTGAATTTTGGTTAAAGAGAGGATATTCTGAAGATGAGGCTAAGAAAAAAGTTGAGGAAATTTTTAATGATATACATCAAAAAACTTGGAATAAAAGAAGAAAAAATCCTGAATTATATCAAGATGTAAATACAACTCAAATTGGATATTGGATGAAAAAGGGATTATCGGAAGATGAAGCAAAAGAAAAAATAAAGGAAAGACAAAGAACATTTACATTGAAAAGTTGCATTGATAAATATGGTGGAGAGGAAGGATTAAAAATTTTTAATAATAGACAAGAAAAATGGAGTACTAAGGTTGAAGATTTATATAAAAAGGGCAAATTTACAAGATTTACAAAAGAACCTTATTCAAATGGTGAAATTGAATTATTTGATTATTTATCAGATAAGTTAGACATAAAAGATAAAGTTCATTATGGTAATGACCAATTTTTCAGATATTTTCCAGACTTAGGTAAAACTTTTTCATATGATTTTGTTTTTGGTAAAAAATTAATTGAATTTAATGGTGATTATTGGCATTGTAATCCTAAATATTATAATTCAAATTATTTTCATAAATATCTTCAAATGTTCGCTTATGAGATTTGGGATAAGGATAAATTAAGAATAGATGCTATAAAAAAAGTTGGATTTGACGTATTAATAATATGGGAAGATGATTTCAATAGAAAGAAACAACAAATTTTACAGCAATGTATAGACTTTTTGAAAAATTAAATTTGAAAATGACATTTGATAGAAAATTTATAGATACAATAGAATTGGATGAATGGGAAGTTGAAACTGATATGGGGTGGTCTGATATTAAGGCTATTGGAAAAACTATTGAATATGAAGAATGGATTTTAATAACACAGTCTTATAGTTTAACATGTGCAGATACTCATATTGTTTTTGATGAAAATATGAATGAAATTTTTGTTAAGGATTTAGTAATAGGTGATAAAATACAGACTAAGAATGGCTTAGAGATAGTTTGCAAATGTTATAATTCAAATTGTAAATCAAATATGTTTGATTTACAATTAGAAGATATAAATCATAGATTTTATACTAATGGTATATTAAGTCACAATAGTATGTGGTTACACAATATAGCAGTTAATGCTGCTAATGCTGGCACTAATGTATTAGTTATAACATTAGAAATGGCAACTAGAAAAGTAATGAAAAGACTAGGAGCCATGCGACTTAAAATTAATGCAGATGAATATGATGAAAAGTCAAAAGATGCGACTTTTATGAAACAAAGATTGAATAATTTAAAGTCACAATCAAGTGTTGGAAATCTTTTTGATTCTCAACCAGGTAAAATTTTTGTTAAAAAATACAATACAAGTGATTGTACTGTAACAGATATTGATAATTATGTAAAGAAATTTGAGGAGGTTAAAAGGCTTAAAGTAGGAATGATTATTGTAGATTATATTAATATTATGTCAATTGAAAAAGGCTTTGATATTACTAATATGCTTTATTTAAAAGGAAAACATTTGGCAGAAGGCTTAAGAAGAATTGCAGATAAATATGAATGTGTAGTTATAACTGCGACGCAAACTGATAAAGCAGTTTGGGGTGCATCTGATATTAAACTTGGAGACATACCTGAAAGTAAGGCTATTGCTGATACAGCAGATTCAGTTTGGGGTATTATTCGTAATCCAGAAATGAAACGAAATAATATTTATAGATTAAAAATTTTGAAATTAAGAGACGGTGAACATAAAGAAGAACAAATTAGATTTGATTTTAATCCTAAATTTTTAACTATGGAAAACGATGTTTTAGTTGGAGCGAAATAAAATCTTAATATTAAATAATGAAGAAAACTAGTGATGAAGAATTTGAAAATTTAGATGATGACTTAAATGCTGACTTAGAAGAACTTATAGATGAAGATATTCAAAAATTAGATGGTGATTTAGATGAAACTATTATAGAAGAATCTAATGAGGATATTGATGAATTAGATGATGTTGATATAATGTTCAAATTCAATACCAACAATCATAAAATTGAAGGTAAACACTCTCTAAAACGAGATACAATTTTTAAAGGTAAACTTGATGAAACATCAGAACAATATGAGGATTATTTTCCTTCATTTGAAGAAATAAATATCAATGATGGATTACCAATAGAAGTTGGTACTAATTATGAATACGAGAGTAAATATCACGAAGATTATGTAGGTCATCTTAATTTATCAAGGGATGTTTATAAATTACTCAACGAAAAAACCGAATTAGATTTTTCTACAAATAGAAGAAAACCTAACCGTCAAGCATTTAATGATTATTATAAAATGCTTTTGGATAATATCGGTAAAGAATATACAAAATCTGAAATTTTTGTAGAACTTTCTTATTATTTTACTGACAATATTTTTAATATGTTTAAATTGTTGGATAAAGAATATGCAACACAAATTATAATTGAATTAAAACAAAGTGGATATTTAAGTAATCTTAATAATATCAACTTTATTTAAAAAATAATAAAACAAATGAATTTTTATAAAAGGGATGAAGTTTATGATGCTACACTAGAATATTTTAAAGGAGATACATTAGCATCTGATGTCTGGGTTAATAAATATGCACTAAAAGAAACTAAGGATGGACAAACTATTTATCACGAAAAAACTCCCGATGATATGCACAGAAGAATTGCAAAAGAGTTACATCGTGTTGAATCTAAATATGAAAATCCACTTTCAGAAGATTTTATTTTTGATTTAATCAAAAATTTTGAATATATTATACCACAAGGTTCTCCAATGGCTGGAATCGGTAACGAAAAACAAGTTGTTAGTTTGTCTAATTGTTTTGTTATAGGTGATACCGCAGATTCATATGGTTCTATTATGAAAGTTGATGAAGAACAAATTCAATTAATGAAAAGAAGAGGTGGAGTAGGTCACGATTTATCACATATTAGACCTGCTGGAACACCTGTTAAAAATTCAGCACTCACATCAACAGGATTAGTTCCTTTTATGGAAAGATATTCTAATTCAACAAAAGAAGTTGCACAAGGTGGCCGTAGAGGAGCCTTGATGTTAACAGTTTCAATTAAACATCCTGATTCAGAATCTTTCATAGATGCAAAATTAGAACAAGGTAAAATAACTGGAGCAAACATTTCAGTTAAAGTTACTGATGAATTTATGAAGGCTGCTCAAAATGCACAGATGTTTACACAATGTTTTCCTATTGATTCTGATAATCCTTTAATATCTAAAGAAATTGAAGCACAAAAACTTTGGAAGAAAATTATTCATAATGCTTGGAAATCAGCAGAACCTGGCGTCTTATTCTGGGATACTGTAATGAGAGAATCTGTACCAGATTGTTACGCTGATCACGGATTTACTACAGTATCAACGAATCCTTGTATTGTTGGTGATTCTTTAATTGCAGTTGCTGATGGTAGAAATGCAGTTAGTATTAAACAATTAGCATTAGAAGGTAAGGATGTGCCTGTGTATTCTACAAACAATGAAGGTAAAGTAGAAATTAAATGGGGTAGAAATCCAAGATTAACAGGAAAGAAAAAAGAAGTTTGGAAATTAACATTAGATGATAATTCTAGTTTTATAGCAACACCTGATCATAAAATTTATTTAAATAATAATACTTATAAAGAGTTGAAAGATTTATTACCTAATGAATCAATCTCATCGTTTTATTCATTTAATTCTAATTATGGATATAGACAAATTGCACAAACTGGTGATAAAATGTCAGGTGGAAGATTTCGTAATAGAAGACAATATAGATTGATACATGAATTTTATAATGATACTAATATAGATTATAAATTATATTCAATTCATCATAAAGATTTTGATAATCAAAATGATAATATACAAAATTTAGAATTGATGACAAGAGATGAACACAAATGGTTACATTCAGATAGAATTAAAGGTCAGAATAATCCATATTTTAGGTTTACAGATGATCAAAAATTTAAATTTGCTTCTCATCCAGGCGAGAAGAATCCAAAATATATTAATATCTCAAATCAAGAAATTTTAAATCATGCTAGAGAATTATATAAAAAAAATGGGAAATTTACATCTAGAATGTGGCTTAAATATGCAAAAGAAAATGGATTACCTCAATCTTTATGGAATGAATTTAGATTTAAAACATTTGCGGATTTTAAGAATCAAGTAGTTAATAATCATAAAGTAGTTAAAGTTGAATTTCATGGTTATGAAGATGTGTATAACATTACTGTTGATGATAATCATAATTATAATGTAATTACAAAAACAGAAGATGATAAATATATTACATCAGGTGGAATATGTGTTAAAAATTGCGGCGAAATCACTTTATGCCCTTATGATTCTTGTCGTTTACTCGCAATTAATCTTTATAGTTTTGTTGAAAACCCTTTTATAAAAGATGCAAGTTTTAATTGGAATAAATTTAAAGAGTATGTTATTTATGCTGAAAGATTTATGGATGATATTATTGATCTTGAAATTGAAAAAATTCAGATGATAATAGATAAAATTGAATCTGATCCTGAAATAGATGAAATAAAGAGGGTTGAAAGAGAAGTCTGGTTCAAGATTATGGATATGACAACAAAAGGTCGTAGAACTGGTTTAGGTGTAACTGCTGAGGGTGATATGTTAGCCGCACTTGGATTAAGATATGGTACAAAAGAAGCGACAGATTTTTCAACGGAAATTCATAAAAATTTGGCTTTAAGTGCTTATAAATCATCAGCAATTATGGCAAAAGAAAGAGGATCATTTCCTGTTTATGATTATAAAAGAGAATTAAAAAATCCTTTTATTAAAAGATTAAAAGATGCAGATCCCGAATTAGATAAAATGTTAAAAGATTGGGGAAGAAGAAATATATCACTTTTAACAATCGCTCCGACAGGCTCAGTCTCTATTTTAACACAAACAACATCAGGAATTGAACCAGCATATTTAGTTTCTTACAAAAGAAGAAGAAAAATTAATCCAACCGATAAATCTGGAAGAACTGATTTCATTGATGCTGAAGGTATTAAATGGGAAGAATATAATGTATTTCATCATAAATTTGAAACTTGGCTTGAAATGAATGGTTATAATGTTGATGAGGTTAAAGAAATGAAAGATCCTGAACTTAAACCAATTATTGAAAAATCTCCATATTATAAAGCAACTTCAAATGATGTTGATTGGATTGAAAAAGTAAGAATGCAAGGTAATATTCAAAAATATGTTGATCATTCTATTTCAGTTACAGTTAATCTTCCAAATAATGCTACAGAAGAAGTTGTTTCTAATGTTTATGAAACTGGATGGCGAAGTGGATGTAAAGGTATAACAGTTTATCGTGATGGCTCCCGTCAAGGTGTTATTATGAGTAATGAAGGTACAACACAAAATATAGTTCCTGAACAAATAGAAAATAATGCTGAACCAAGACCTAAGCGTCTCGAATGCGATGTAGTTAGATTTACAAATGATAAAGAAAAATGGATTGGATTCTTAGGACTTAAAGTTCATGCTAAGACAGGTGAAAAATATCCTTATGAATTATTTACTGGTCTTGCTGATGAATTTTATGTACCAGCTTTTATTGATAAAGGTGAAGTTGTAAAATTTAAAGAAAATGATACTAAAAGATATGATTTTCAATATAAAGATAAGGATGGATATAATGTGACAATGGAAGGATTGAGTCGTGCTTTTAATCGTGAATTTTGGAATTATAGCAAATTAGTTTCTGCTCTTTTAAGACATAGAATGCACTTACCTAGTGTCATTAATGTTATAGATAGTTTACAAATGGATGGTGATAAAGGTGCTGCTTTTGGAACTTGGAAAGCAGGTGTTAAAAGAATTATAAAGAAATATATTAATTCTAATGTTAATAATGAAGCTTGTCCTGAATGTGGATCTATGGCACCAGATTTAGTTTATGAGAATGGATGCAAAACTTGTAAAAAATGTGGGTGGTCAAAATGCGAATAGATTTGAAAAATATAATGTTGAATTAATGACATATTTTATAAGTACTTTTAGAAAAGAAAGTAAATTTTTAGAAATAATAGGTGATCCGAAAGATATAAACGATTATCATATTGAATTTATTAATAGAGATAATGATGATATTGAATATTCAACCGAGATTAAAGTTAATCATTGGTCTGAATTAAAAACAGAATCAGATATATTAATCAGAGTTAAATTAAATGATATTGTTGTCTACGAAAGAACAAAAGAATCCAAGTTTAATAAAGTTTTTATAAGTATTGGTTCTGTATCGTTAGGTGATACTATTGCTTGGATGCCATATATAGAAGAATATAGAAAAAAGAATAATGTAAAAGTTGTTGTTTTTTCTCATCATAATTATCTTTTTGATAAAGCATATCCAGAAATTGAATTTACTAATATAAATGAACCTTATTATTTCAATGATATAGATAAAAAGTATAAGATAGATTATGGTCCTGAACTTTATCGCGTAGATAATATTTTAGTACCAGAACAATGGGTTGTGAATAATAGAAAATATGATAATGAAGTGTCATATTTTGATTATAGAAAAGAAAATCTTCAATCTATACCTGCATTGATTTTGGGTTTAGAAAAGAAGGAAATTAAACCTGAAGTTAATATACCTAATGATGAACCTAAAGTCAAAGGTAAATATGTTGTTGTTGCAATACAATCAACATCACAATTAAAATATTGGAATAATCCTTTTGGATGGGAAAGAGTTTTTGATTTTTTGAATCGAAATGGTTATAAAATAGTTTTAATTGATAAATATAGAAATTTTGGTGTTTTAGGTAATTACAATAAAGCACCTAAAACTAAAAATTTAATAGATAAAACAGGAAACTTTCCTTTATCAGAAAGAATAATTGACATTAAATATGCTGATATGGTTATTACAATAAGTTCAGGTTTAGCCTGGTTATCTTGGGCAGTTGGAACTCCAGTCGTATTAATAAGTGGTTTTACAAAACCTTGTTATGAATTTCAGTCTAATGTAATTAGAATTCATAATCCAAATGTATGTAATGGCTGTTGGAATGATCCAAAAGTTACATTTGATGCGACTGATTGGATGTTTTGTCCAAAAAAAGCTGATTTTATATGTTCTAAAGCTATACAGTCAAAGGATGTTACAGATGCGATTAAAAAATTAATGAAGTGAAATGATTTATATTCCTGTATCTGTTGCTGAACTAGTAGATAAAGTTACTATTCTTAAACTTAAACTTAATAATATTACAGATAATGATAAATTAATTAATATTAAGAAAGAATACGATGAACTTAATCTTTTGTTAAATTTGGCTGGTATTAATGAATGTGATGAAAATTTTCTTAAAATGTTGGAGATAAATCAAAAAATTTATACATTACAAGATTTTTTAATGTTGAAAAATAATGATGATGAATTTCTTAGATTATCAAAAATGTTACATCAATATAATAATGAAAGATCCCGAATCAAAAAAGAGATTAATATTAAATTCAAATCTGAAATTATAGAAGAAAAATCATACAAATAAAAAAAAGAGGTTCAAATGAACCTCTTTTTTTATGAGAAAAGTGTAAGTTTACTTTTCTTCATCGTCCACATGCTTCATAATTGCGTCACGGAACTTGTTAAACCTCTTATCGGCAAGGAACTTTTCGGCAGCTTTGTTATCCTTTGTGTCATCTGACAAGGTGTATTCGATGTCAAGAACATGAAGCAGGTATCCTACAATTTCGTCATCCGAAATAGTCTGCAAGAACCTGACAAGGTTTTCCTGCTGTTTAGGCTTCAACTGAGAAATCTTGCGTTCCTTCATATTGGTAAGAAGTTCGGATTTCTTGTCACGGTTGAAGTTTTTAACATCATCTTCGATATCATCAAACTTATCAAGAACATCATCAAGTGTGATTTTCAGAGTGTCTTCACAGTATCTGACGAAACGAGCATTTGATGCTCCAATATAACCGTGACCGATTTCCTTAATGTCGTTGAGCCAAATCTTAAGATTAGGAAATTTCTTGAACATCTTAGGTTTTCCTGTTTCAGGATCCATTATCACTTTGCCTTGATTATCTAATTTGGTTACCCATTCTCCGAAATTTTCGAAGATATAATCGGATAAGAATGTCCAAGAACGAGGTGTAGCGTAAGCCTTATTCCTCTGGTTCCTTTCATCGGGTTTCTTGTAATAGTGTTCAGTATAAAGTTTCAAGAACTGAACAATAACAGGACAAACATTTTCAGTCGCATATTGCTCAACCCATTCAGGATAAGGAAGAGTGTGTTCGAAGTGAATAAGACGGTTGTTAAGAGCCTGGTCAAATTCTTCAACATCGGTACCGTCTTCTTCTCCAAGGTTACCAGATGCACACATCATAACATTATCGTTAAATTTGAAGAATGCTCCGATTTCCCTTTCAAGAAGCATCTGAAGAGCAGCGTTACGAACTGCGAGAGTAGAACGGTTTAACTCTTCAAAGTGAATAATTGTTGGTTTTGTATTAGCCATGTATGCCCATTTAGGAGCCACATGAGTTAACATCCTCTGTGGAACATCATCAATTGTCATTTCATCAATCGTAGGGAACAAACCAACATCGGTTTCGTCGACCATAGACAAACGAATATCAAAATATTGATATCCCATTTTACGGGCAATTGCCCTCATAATAGCAGATTTAGCATAACCTGGTGGGGAAGTAATATAAAGGACACCTGATTTAGCGTTCATCATCTTGATGTACTTCTTTTCCCTGTCAGAAAGGGACTCGAAGTCCTTAGGAAATTTACTTGCCGCATCAAAATTAATACCCTTAGCGATTTTCTCAGTTTTAATTGAAGCCATAGTTTTGTTTCTAATTATGTTTATGAATTAACTTTTACAAAAATAAGAATAATTATATTAATAAAAAAATTTTTCAGAGAAGTTTAAAATAAATTCGGATTATACGGAATGGTTATGGTTGTCAGAATGGTTATGATTATTTTTCATATCTTCTTTATTTTCTTCTTCATATTTTTTTTCTTCTTCAAGAACCTTGTCTATATATTCTTTTTCTTTCTTTTCCTTCTCTGCTTTGAAAATAGGAACTAAATAATCAATTACATATTCAAAACGATCTGTATGATTTTTGAATTCCCAATCTTTAATGTTAGTGATATCAACATCGTAAAGTTTTGCAAGAATCTGATAATCTGTCATGCAATCAGGTAAACTAACACCTTTCTCAATTTTAACAATATTTTCTGTTACGAAAAAGGTTTTATCAAACCTTAGTGTTGCAGTATAATTATATTCATTATTATCAGTTAAGAATACATTCATTCTATCTTGTTCCAAAGAAATGATTTCTGCTCTACAAATAAAAGGTTTATCATTAATTTTGATCCAAGTTTCAGGATCAACTAGGTTACTTAGGAATTTTTCAAATTCAGAATCAAACTGAAAATCTCTCTTTTCATATTCAACAATACCTTCGAAATATTCTTTCATTAATTTGATAAGATCATTGTTGTAAGCAAGAATTGCTTCTTCTCTTTTCTTTCTCTTATTATTAAGTTGTTCAACCATTTCATCCCAGAGTTCTTTCTGATGTTCTTCATACTCTTCACGCTTTGTTTTTTCATAAGCCTCAGGGTCTTTCTTAAATAAGAGAGAGTCTTTTATTTCAAGAGTTCTATATTCATCTTTTATAGTTTCAATGAATTTTGAAAAATCAGCATCTTCAACTAATTTATCATTTAATTCATACCTAAGTTTTTCAGTATTAGACTCTTCTGTGAAATAAATTGAAGGTGCAAATTTTTCAATCTGAACACCACATTCCTGAATTAATTCTTCTGCAATTTTGGTTGGAGAAAATTCAAGTGTATCAGTTTCAAGTTTTGAACCATTCTTGATTAAATAGATAAGATGTCCTACAGGTTCTTCTGTTTTTACAATATGATAATTATAGGAAGAGTCCTGTGTAAATAAATTAAGTAAATTCTTTTTCTTATTCATCTTTAATGTTTTTTATATTAAATCAAAAGGTAAACAGGATTTTATTCCTGTTTACCAATCTGATTGATTTGCTTTACTTTACCATTATCATATTGCATAGGACACTTTTCAGCAGTTGAAAGAATAAGAGTTTTAGACTTAATTTTCTGAAAGTTAAGAGAATCAGTATAACCGTCAGTTAAAATTACCGTATTATACATATACAGTTTATTTTTTGTGTCTGCAATATAATCAAGACCTGGCTGAAGTGTTGTACCACCAAGACCACGAATCTTCATTTTTTCAAGTTCTTTCTTTTCCTTAATCTTAAGAACTTGTTGAATTTGAGCATCACACTGAATAAGGTTAATCTGAATATCATTCTGGAAAATGTAAGAAAGAACCCTTTCAAATTCTCCACCCATAGAGCCAGATGTATCAAGAAGAACGTTGATTTCATTCTTATATTTCTTGTTACCTTTTAGACCCTGAATTCCTCTACGATTAGGACGAACAATAGTCTTTTCTTTCTTGGCACCAAAGATATGATTACTCATAGTTCTTTTAATTTCCTTTAAGTAATCTTTCTTTGTTTTACGAAGTTTGTTAAGAATTGCTTCAACATCATTAGATGTTAAACCACGATTCTTTAGTTTTGTCATAATACCTTCAACGATTTCTCTCTTAAGTTCCTGAGGAATATCATCACCAAGGTGAGCATCAAGAGTATTCTGTTCTTCTCTTTCTTCACCTTCGAAGATACTATCAAGAGAATACATTTCAGCATCGTTCTTACCATATTTACCATATCTGTCATTACCAGACATATCTTTCTGACCCTGACGAGATTTGTTATTATTTTCGTGACCGCAGTTAGGACATTTGTTGTCTCCACCGCTACCACCATCATTTTGATTCTGACCCTGATCACCCTGATCACCTTGACCGCCTTGACTGCCTTGACCGTCTTGTTCCTGGTTACCTCCTTGACCTTGCTGTCCTTGACCTTGCTGTCCTTGACCTTGCTGTCCTTGTTGACCTTGACCTTGCTGTCCTTGACCTTGCTGATCCTTCTTACCCTTACCATTCATTGGTGCACCACATTTAGGACATTTACCTGATTGGTCTTTTTTCATTTGCTGAATCTTATCCTTATTCTTTTCTTGCCATTCTCTTTTTTTGGTAACAAACCATTCGTAGAGATTTTCAAAAATAGCTTCACCTTTATATTCTTTTGGAATAAAAAGAGCACTATTCTTTTTGAACATATCCTGAGGAATTTCAATAAAAGGTTTAGGTCCAGAACCAAGACCCTGTTGTTTCATAATTTCATCATAGATGATCTGATTGATAATCATATCCTGTACGATATTAGCAGAACGCTGATCATAACCAACACTTCTCTTAATGTGATCAAAAAGAATATGAAATTCTTCATGAATTAAAAGGAAGTTAATCTGTGGCTGAGGAAGACTATCAATAAACTTACGATCCCAATAAAAGTTCATACCAGCAGAAGTTACATTAACACCTGCTGTTGGAACATAAGGATTGTTTTTTGATTCATAGAAGTTGATGAAGAGAGCGAATTCACCGTAGTATGGTAAATTACCAGTAGCCATCATAGCAACGATAGCTTCAGTAAGCTTTTCGTGCATTTGACCAGGAATTACAAATTTATAAAAATCAGTCATTGTTTTTTGTTATTTTTTCAAAAATAAAAAAATTTTATGTTAATAAAAAATAATTTACACTTTCTTTTTACCCTTAAACCAGATTAATGTTAAAACCAAGAAGATAAAAAGTGGAATAAAAAGAGCTCCATTAGCTCTAATAGTTTTAATGATACCATATTCTTTTACTTCATCTTTAAGAATGCTGAAACATTCTTTGGTTGTAGTTAGCACACCATCTGCTTTTTCTTTCTGTACAGCAATATCCTTTTTGAACTGTTTTTCAAAGGCAATATCGGCGGAATCACTCTTAGCCTTCATATCTGCCTTAACCACGCTGTCAGCCTCTCTACTTGCAGTTTCTCTACTTACCATAATAAGAGAATCGCCATAACTCATTTTTCCTGCAAAGCAAGATACTGATATCAAAATCAGAAACAATATATTAAATATTTTTTTCATAGTTGTATTTATTTTTCACTACAAAATTAATATATTTTTCTGAATAAAAAAAATCAAAAGGTTGGAATTAAGTTCTTTGTTTTCCAATAATATGCAATTAGATATCCACCTATTAAACCACCAAGGTGAGCAAAATGACCAACACCAAAACCTAATGCAGGATTTACTAGTGATAATAGACCAAAAACTAATGAAAAAATTGCAAATCCATATACAAGGTTTTTAATTTTCATAGGAATAAAGAAAAATAAGAGAACTTTTGTATCAGATGCAATAAAAACATAAGCAGATAAAAGTCCACAAAGAGCGCCTGATGCACCAACTGCTGGTCCGGATCCTAGAAACATCCAAAGAACACTACCAATAATACCACTTATGAAATATAAGAATAAAAATTTCTTAGTACCGATGATTTGATCTAATTGATTTCCAAAAGACCAGAGAACGATCATATTGAAAATCAAGTGAAGCCAACCACCATGTAAAAACATGGATGTTACTGGTTGCCAAATACCAAAATTTGGACTTGAAATGGTATAACTTGCGAAGTATGTAAACATACTTGGTATGAAATACATACTTACCACAAATAAAATTGTGTTAATAAGAATTAAATTTCTAACCACATTGGTTGAATTACCAATAGAAGTGAATTTGTAAACAGTCTCTTTTCTTTTTTGAGTTGCTTTAGATTTTTTCTTATATTCTTGATATTCTGGTGTATCAAAAATTTTTTTTATACTTTCTTTTTTAGAAGAAAAATTATATCCTTCAACATTCTCTTTCATGATTGATATTTTTAGTGGAAAATTTATACATTTTACTCAATTCAATACTTGTCTTGATATCTTTCCAATTAGCACGAATATTTCTTTTATCATTTTCTGTAAACCCTTCATTAAAGAAATAATCAATCCACAATCCAATATTTATGTAATTTTGTAAATAGAGAAAGATGGCATATAAATACCATCTTTTTCTCCATAATTTTACATACCATTTAGATGCTTCGTAAGATATCATTCTTCTAAACCATTATGATCAATGTCTTGAAACTTTTTCTGTACTTTTTTCCTAATGATATTTCTACCTTTCTTAATCTGAGATTTAATTGTAGAAAGATTGATGTTCAATTCTTCTGAAATTTCTTTATAAGCCATTCCTTCAATTTCTCTCATGATTAAGACTTTCTTATATTTGGAATCCTTTTCAGGTAAGTTGTAAATGGTTTCTTTAACAATAGAAGCCTTCTTAATGAAGATGTTATATTCTTCTAATGCTTTTTTACCATCATCATAGGGAATAAGATTAGATAAGTGAAAATTTTCAACCATTTCTTTATCTAAAGAATTAGTAGGAAGTCTTTCACCATCTTTGTGCGCCTTTTTAACAATATTCTCGGCTATTTTGTAAATCCATGTGTTGACCTGAGCACCTCCTTCATCAGGTCTTTTGTAAGTATTTATATTCAATAATGCTTGAATAAAAGCATCTTCTACATGATCTTCAGCGATGTCAGGATCTTTGGTATACCTTGAAATATACCACAATAGTTTAGGTTTATAGTTTTTGTAGAAAGATTGAAAATTAATACCTGTGCGTTGTTCGAACTGTTTTTCAAGTTCATTAATTTCGTTCTTTTTCTTCATAATACGATTTAAGAGTTTATATATAGTAATTAATTAAGGTTTGTTTTAATTTTTTTAAAAATAATTAAAATTTTTCCAATAAAAAATTACTATTATAAATTCTTTTAAAGAGCTTCTAATGCGTCAATTACTCGTCTCGATTCTCTTGCAATGATTGATGTGTCTTGATCTTTGAAAATTTCAACATAAGCATTGTAAAGAACTTTTGCATTAAGAGTCAGATTTTCAATTTTATCAAGATTAGCAGCAGTTAAATTATTTAGAGTAGAATAGTTTTTCCTGAAACCATAATCATAGATTAATTTCTTACCAAGAGCACGGAGTTTCAATTCAACAGTTTTAATAACTTTACCTTCTTCATTAAAGAGAATTGATTTTGCAAAATTAATGATAGATACTTCTTTGTTTTTCAGATCTTCAATAGTCTTGATATGAAAATCAATATCCATATTGAAATTGATAAGATTGTCGGAAAAAGCCTTGATTTTATCAGGCAGAGAAGCTTTGTAGTGTTTGTTTGCAAAGTTAGTAAGAATAGTGATTGATTTAATATAATTATCATCCATACGAACAAGACCAACATTCATAGAAAGAGCCTTGGATTTGTCGGTAGAATTAACAATACTGATCATTTTCTGATACCTTTCATTATCAATGAAAAGTTCATCACCAATCAAACGGATTTCCTGAACACCACTTGCGACTTTGAGAGAATATTTTTCAGGTGTAAAATATTTAGTAATTTCGGAGAGAATTGATTTACAGAAATTTGTAAAATCAAAATTATAATAAATCTTGGACACTTCAACCCTGCAAATTTCATGATTATCAAAACTTGTAACAAGAAAACCATTTTCGATCTTGTTTTCAAATTTGTCAAGTGTATTATTAACCTCAGTAATATTGAAGGCTTTGCTGATGGCGACGATTCTGTTATTAAAATAAAATCTTTTCATATTTTTCGTTTTGATGATACAAAGATAGTATAATTTTTTGAAATAAAAAAATACTTCCTATTTTGCAGGTTTTTTTGCTTTTTTTTAAAAAATCAAATTAATATATAAGATAAAACTGAAAAATCTTCAAAAAATAGATTTTTTATAATTTTTTTTTTAATATATACAATAAAAAATAATATTAATTTATGCCAATCAAAGACAAAGACTTCGGAAAATACAAAAGACCAGGTATCTTCATTGAAGAAATAGATCAAAGTATTATAGAACTTCCAGTACAAGATGTTCTTATAAATTTAGTCCCAGGATTTTCTAAAAAGGGACCTTTTAATGCGCCAATATATATTACGAATCCTTCAGATTTTACCGCAATATATGGTGATGATGACAGAAGATTAGAGAACAAGGGGTCATTTTTCCATAAAACTTGTAAACAAATGTTGAAAAATGGTCCAATTTGGGCATTAAACCTTTTAGCAACAAATCCAAATAGAGATAAGGTTGACTGGCAAACCATATCTGTATCATCTCAATATCAAAATGGTGATGTTAAAAGATCACCTTATGAATCATTTTTCAATAGACAAGACTTCTGGGAAAGAGATTCAGACGCATTTCTAAATGTGGTTAAAGCTAACAATTATGGTGTTCAAGATGATCAAAGACTTTTCCATATAACTAATATGGGAGATAAAGATATCACAGTCTTTATGTATAAATCATCAATCACAGGATTTGATGTAACGGCGGAAGAATGGTATGGTGATAGAACAAAAGTTCCAGCATATATTGATTACAGAGAATGGATATCAGATTATTTGGTTACTGTTGTCGTAGTTGCTGGTGATTGGTCAGATTATAGAACATTAAGTAATGACACTACTTTTAGTAGATATTTCAATAAAAATGGTTTAATGAAAACTCAGGTTAATAGTTTTCTTAATGAAATGACAGTTACTATTCTTGCTAAATATGATGTTTCTTTAATTCCTTACTTCAAGGATTTAAATGATAGAGATATGTACATTAAATCAGTTATCAATAATAATACTGATAAAACTGGTTTGTTCTGCACCTACAATGAAGATTCATTATTAGAAGCAGATTTTAAACTCGGTAATTTAGATATTATTGGTGATAGTATTGTTGATCAGGATATATCAACTATCAATTTTATGTCATACAATACTACTCTTAAAGAAACATTATCATATCCTCAAAAATACTTAGATTCAAGTAATAATGTTATAACAAACAATTTAGATAGTTATGATATTGATTATTTATCAACAGGTGTTGATGATAGAACTGGTGTATTTACAAATGGTCATACTAATCAAATTTATTTTGATTCGGGTGCTACATTAACAGGTCTTTCATTTTGTCAAGTTACAATTGCTGATGGTGGATTAGATACTTATTATGTTATCAATGGTACGCTTATATCAGGATTTACATCTCAGTTAATTACTTTAAGTAGTGTTACTTCTACTCTTGGATCAAGATATGATGTTTTTTATCTTACTAACGATAATACAGTTAATGTTTTATATGGTTCTGCATCTAATACATATACAGGTGCTATTAAACCAGATTATACATTAAGTTTAGATAGTACTATAATTTTAGGTTATGTACATCACGAAAAATCAGGTTCTACATATAATTTAACATATTATCCTGTTACAGTTCAAGGTGGAGTTCCTCTGGCAAATGCTTATGTTCCTCTTGGTGGTATATCAGGATATGAAACTTCTATTACTGATAGCACCGATTCAATCGGATCATATATGAATATTGAGTTTAAAGGAACATCAGGTCAAACAGGTGTGTATAATGATTATAACTACCTTAGACAACTTCACGCATTTACTGAAATGTATGAAAAAGTTAGTGTTGAAAGTGTTCTTGTTAAATATTCAGGTGCAACATCTATAACTTTTATGGATGGTGATAAAACTCCAGTTACCGCTGTTGTTCCAATAGAAGCATCTTCTAATGTAAATGCCACAATTAAAATTTACATAGATGATACTCCTCCACTATATTATACAGGTAATACATTTTTACTTTACTATGTAGATGATGAATTTTTATTACATACAACTTCTATTAACACTAATAGTTTAAAAACTAGATATGATGTACTTGGTACATCATCTACAACTGGAATTGTTGCAACTTTTTCACAATTCTATCAAGACTACTATAATGGTGTAATAAATAATTTGGATTATTTTTATCCAAGTAATAATACTGGCTCTACAAGCAAAATCTATATTGATATGTTTTTAGATCAAAATAACATACTTAATGTAGATTTCTTGTCAACATTACCAAATACTTACTATGAAGTAATTTTTGCTGATTGGGCAGATCCTACAAAATACAACCAAATCTTGGATATACATTCATATAAATCAAATTGGGAACAATCAATTGAAATAGTTGATTGGTATGGTGATGATCTTACGACAACTCAGCAAATTTGGGTTGATAAGAATAGATATTCTGAAATTACTAAGGGAAGTTTCTTAGCAGCTTATTATGATGAATCATATTATGAAGCACCAGATGGACCTGGATATCTTGAAGGATCAGTACCTAGAAAATTGACTAGAGTTATCAATGTAAAGAATGATCCTAATGATGTAGATCTTAAGATTCTTTATACAGATGCTCCAATTAAGATTACTGATTTTAATCCTATAAGTGGTACAACTGAAATAAGTTATCAAACCTTCACTTATCCATCAATTGATGTTTATGTTGATGAATATAAAGCTTTGAAAATTTCTCCATTTGTTGTTCATTCAGATTCTATACCAAATGGTACAGATGAAAGACAAAACGCAATCTTAGAAATTATAGGAAAAGATACCAATCTTGCAAAATCATTGGCTGATAAGAATAAAATTTCTTGGAGATATTTAGTAGATTCTTTTGGTTTAGGTCTTACACCTATGACAGGCTATGGTTCTAAACAGCAGCTTGCTGACCTTTGCGGTATGAAACTTAATTGTCTTGGTTTCATTAATATGCCAAGTGCAAAGATTTTCAGAGAGTCTACAAATCCATCCTTTACAAATGATGACGGTACTATCAATACTGCTTACATAAAGGCAGGTGCAGATGATAGTAAGAATCCAGATTACTACTATCAATTTGCAACACAGCATGGTGAAATTGATGGTAGAAGTTGTGTTGGATACTTCTTCCCATATGTAAGAATATATGATAATGGTATTCCAAAATGGATGCCACCTTCATCATATGCTGCAACAACTTATATGCAAAAATTTATATCTAATGTTGCAGGTATGCTACCTTGGACAATTTGTGCAGGTATAACAAATGGCAGAGTTCAGAATATCACTAAAACTGAAATGGACTTCACTAATACAGACCTTGAAAATCTTCACTCAATGAATGCTAACCCTATTGTTTACAAAATAAATAATGGTTATTGCATCAACGATGAAGGTACTGCACAAGTATTCCCATACTCTTCATTAAGCTTCTTACATTCAAGAGAAGTTCTTATTAATCTTGAAAATAGTTTATATGATATGTTACTCAGATATCAATGGAGTTTCAATACACCTGAAATCAGAGCAGAAATCAAATATCGTGCAGATAAAATCTGTAAGGATATGTTAGATAACAATGCATTCTACGATTTCTGGAATGTTTGTGATGAAACAAATAACACAGATTATGTTATTGACTTACAAATGGGTGTTCTTGATACTTATGTTGAAATCATCAAAGGTATGGGTATCATTGTAAACAATATCACAATCTTGAAGAAAGGTGATATTCAATCTATGGGATTCAAATAAAAAATTGAATCTAAGTAATAAAAAAGGAAGACTCTGAGTCTTCCTTTTTTATTTTAAAAGGCAGTATATATAAAAATTTTTTTCTGTATTTGAAAATTTTTTCAAAAAACCCAAACCAATATATAAAAATTAAGGAAAAATTCTTTACAAATTTAATTTTCTAAGGAACAGAAAGATATTTAATATATAACTAAAAATAATCAAAAATAAATGGGTTTAGCACACTTTACCGCAGTAGATTCTCATCAACAAAAATGGGAACCTATTCACAAGAATTTGTATGAAGTTACGATTATTTTACCAACCGTACTTCAGTCAATTCATCCAAATGCAACGCATCTTCTTTTGGAAAACACAAAAACAGCTAAGTTTCCAACTTATCCAGATTTAGGTCAACAATCACAAAGATTCAAATATTCAACTAGAGTATTTGTCATGATGCCAACTCAAACACATGTTGAAGATTTGGCAATAACCTTTAACCTCAATCAGAATGATGACTATCAAATTTTCTGTTTTAAGATCTTAAAGGATTGGTATGATTTAGCTTGGAATAATGAAACAGGTACACTTCATTATAAGAAAAATCTTGTCGGTGATGTTATTATTCACTTACACGATAAAGAAGGAAAGGTTATCCGTAGGGTTACATATCACAACGCAATGTTAAAAGCATTCACAGGTGTTGAAGATTTAAGTTGGGAAGATTCAACTGCAATTATGGACTTCTCCTGTACTTTCTTAGCAGACTATTGGGAAGATTTTTATTACTAAATCATTAATTATCAGATAGTTATAAATAATAAAAAATCTTAGAAAATATTGGGAGGAAACCCTGATTGTTTTATATATACAAATAAAATAATCAGGGTTTTATGTTGTATAAAAAATGTAGAATTTGTGGGCAAATTAAAGAACTTGTTGATTTTCATAAAAAGAAAGATGCGCCAGCAGGTGTGAGAAATGAATGTAAAGAGTGTGTAAAAGAACTTCAAAAGAAATATAAAAATGCACCAGATTTCAAAGAAAAAAGAAAAAAATATGATAACAATAGATATTTAGAGCAAAAAGAAGAAATTTTGAACCATAAAAAAGAGTATTATTTAAATAATAGAAATGATATTCTAGAACAAAAAAGAGAATATCGTGATAAACCAGAAAATAGAGAGAGACAAAGAGAATACAATAAATATTACAAGAAAGAGTTCAGAGAAAAGTTTTATAAATATCGTAGAGAAAATCCTCATATAATAGCATGGCGTTCAGTTTTGTATTCAACATTAGATAGACTTGACACGATTAAACAAGGTCATACAATTGATGTGCTAGGTTATTCTGCATTAGATTTAAAAGAACATATTGAAAAACAATTTGTTTCTGGAATGACTTGGAAGAATTACGGAACTTGGCACATTGATCATATACAACCAGTTATCAGTTTCGATCCACGAACAGATGTTAAAATTGTTTGTGCATTATCTAATTTACGACCAATGTGGGCAACAACTAGGGAAATTGATGGAATAGTTTACGAAGGAAATTTAAATAGACCTAAATATGATTAAAGAAGAGAATTTTATTTATCAATAAATTCTTCCCATTTTTAGTTTCTCTTTAGTGTATAATTTTTTTCATTCGGTTTCATAAAAGTCTATATTTTATACAATATGTTTATTTGAATTTTTGCACATTTTAACTTCTGGTGAATTATTCCCATATTTATCTAAATATGAAAGATATATAGGACAATATTCATCGTGTTGCATTCTTCTTGAGAAAACCAAATAAATTCATAGTTTGTTTTTTTGTTATATATTAAAACAATATATAAAAATATTTATAAAAGATAGGGGACAGGATTGTTTTAATATATAATCAAAAAATAATAAGAAATAAAATGAATGAAGATTTCAAAAATAAGAAAGAACAAGAAGCTTTGAATTTTTTGGAAAAAAATTTCGTAGGTTCCGAAGAAAATGATAATCTAGAATCAGTTAAGAAAATAGATTTATCTTACTTAGATTCAATACCTTCCAATGAATATCTTGTTATTCCACTTGAAATTTTACCTTGTGGAATATTTTATAAACAAGGTACTAAAATCAGCATCAGAGCCGCAAAAGTACAGGAAGTTCAGGCTTATTCTGTTGTAGATGATAATAATTATCTCGATATTACAGAAAAAATGAACACTATTTTAAGTTCATGTGTTAAATATACATATGCTAATGGAATGCAAGGTTCATATAAAGATTTAAGGGATGGTGATAGATTATTTTTAATTTTTATGATTAGAGAATTAACATTTCCTGGTGGAAAGAATTTATCAAAAGATGTAGTTTGTGAAAATTGTGGTCATGAGTTTAAAATTGAATTAAGAGCAACAAGTTCAGATAAAGTTATGAAATCTTTTGTTAATTATGAAATGCCAGAAAAACTTGCTAAATTTTTTGATCCTGTTGAAAGAGTTTTTGTTTTTAACATCAACGGAGTGGATTATAAATTAGCACCTCCAACAATTGGAATTCAGGAGATTTTCTTTGGAGATATTAAAACTAAAATGCAGGTGGATAAGAATCCAAATGTCGCTTTTTTGAAACTTGCTTCATTTTTATTACACGATAGAATCAAGATAACCGAAGATGGTATAAAAGCCAAGGAACAAGAATACAAAAGAATGGATATGAAAACTTTCCAAATCTTAAATCAAGCAATTAATCAGATGATGTTTGGTATTAAGGAAATGAAAAATAATTGTCCTTCGTGTGGCTTGGAGGTCCGCACGGATATGTCGTTTCCCGCAGGAGCCTCAACTATTTTCGTTATTCCAGATGCCTTTGACGAATATTTTGGACAATAAATTTGGTTTTATGGACCTTGACCATATCGCACCATATTACATTGATAAATTAGCATGGTGGGAATATGAAGAATATGTTAAGAGGCTTAATGATAGAATAGAAAGAGAAAATAAGCAACAAAAGGAGCAACAGCAACAACAGCAGTCTCAACCAGATTATTCAAAGAAAATACCAAATGTTAATTCGATAATGAGTAATTTGGGTAAGTATAAACCATAAAAATTGAAAAATCAGAAAAGTCTATGAAATGGACTTTTTTGGTTTTAAAAATATATATATAGTAGAAAACAAACCCCCTACAACTATGAAAACGATTAAGACTTATGAACAATTTGTGAATAAATCTGTAAATGAAGCATTCACCATTACATTAGAACAATTACCGAAAATTGGTGATATTGTTGACAGAGTGGATTGGAAAGAAGGTGAAAAAATTGCATTTATTGATTTTAAAGGTATTAAAAATATACCAATTCAAATTGCAAATAAAACGGAATTAGGTATTGAGACAGAAAAAGCATAATTAATTACAAATAAATACTTTATGATGAATTTTGATGAATATTTGATGGAAACTGTGAGCCACAAACTCTCTGGTGTGGTACTTATTTATAATAATAAGATATTATTGGTTAGACCTAAAAAATTTAGAAGAAAAATGAGAAAATGGTCTATACCAAAGGGTCATATTGAAGGTAAAATAGGTAGACTCAAAACTGCTATACGTGAACTTGAAGAAGAATCAAGAATCAAACTTAGAAAAAGACAACTTAAAGAAGGTGAAAAAATAGTTATAAACTATTATAAGGCAGGCGCTAATAAAAAATTAACTTGTTATCTTGTCAAGATTGGAAAAGAAGAAATTAATATCAGATTGTTTAATGATATGATCTTAGGTAACTTTTTGAAAGGTGAAACAGTTGAAGCAGGATTCTTCTCAAAAGAAGATGCTGCGAAAATTATTGAAAGACATCAATTAGAATTATTAAAATATTTAGTATAATGAAAGAAATTGCTTTTTTTGATTTAGACAACACCCTCTGGTATATTAAGAGTGATATTTGGGTTATAGATAAAAATAAGCCATCTGATCCGATTTTAAAAATTTCTCCCATTGAATTTGCTCTCATTAAAAGTGATATTTATGTTAAAGATGATTTGCCAATAGATTATAATAATGAGAGATTTTTTATTTCCAGAGACATGCTAGAAAGAATTTTAAGAAAAAGAAAAATTAAATTAAATGATTTAGGAATTTCCTATGCTGAATTTTTTGATGATGATATTATGAATAAGAAAGATGTTCAACTTTTACTCAATAATATTAAACAGTTAATTGGAAAAAATATTGAAATAGGTGTCTTAACTGCTAGAAGTGATAGAAAAAAACATGCGAATCTTTTAAATAAATTAAGAATTAAGTTAAAAGAGTATGGTTTAGAAATAAATAAAATTTATTTTGTTTCAGAATCTATAAGAACAACTGGACATTTAGACAAAATATCATATGATAAGAATAAAGTATTATTGGAACATTTGATCGGGTTAACTATTGAAAATAATAAATTTTTACCTATAA